GGTAGGAAATGCCAAGGAAGGCCATGCCGATTGCGTTGCATCTCATCGATGGCAATAAAAACCGGTTGACCAAAGCCGAGATTGAAGCGCGTAAGTCGGCAGAGGAACGTCTCCGGCCAAAGGACGACAAAGTTAAACCCCCTTCTTGGTTGTCCAAAGAGGCAAAAAAGGTTTTCAAGCAGATTGCCAAGGAGCTGGAGCACACAAAGCTTATTACCAACGTGGATATACATGCCTTGGCTCTTTGGTGTGATGCCTATGTGGATTATATTAACTGCACCCGGATCATTGAGGAAGAGGGTTTGATGGTAGAGTACACCAATAAAGCGGCAGAAACTAACAAAGTGGCCCATCCATTGATGACAAAGAAGAAGCAACTAGCCGAACAAATGCGGGCCCTAGCAAGCGAATTTGGTCTAACACCGGCAGCCAGGGCGAAATTGGCGATCCCAAAAGATCCGCCTAAAGAACCAACGCCGTTTGAACGGGAGTTTGGCAACGTATGAGCTATGGACTGAAAGAGTGGCTTATTGACTACTCTCACGATGTGATTGACGGGCGCGTGGTGGCCTGCCAAAAACACAAATGGGCCTGCATGCGGTTTCTGCGGGACGTCGAGCGTGAGGGAACGGAAGAATTCCCTTACGTGTTCGATGAACGGAAGGCCATGCGCTTTCTCAAGTGGATGACACTGTTCAAACACACCAAAGGTGTATTGAAGGGGCAACATATCCAGCCGCATGAGATTCAGATTTTTGTGTTTGGGAACATTTACGGCTGGGTGCACAAAGACACTGACTACCGCCGGTTTCGCAAAGCATACTGGCAGGTGGCTCGAAAAAACGCAAAGTCGCAGAGCTTGGCTTGTGTGGCGTTGTATGAAGCGATGGCGCTTGGTGAGCCGATGGCGGAGGTTTACATCGGTGCGACAAAAACAGAACAGGCCAGGATTGTTTGGCGCGAAGCAGAAGCGATGTTGGCCGGATGCCCGGAACTCAAGGGTAAGTACGAAGTAAAATATGGCGCAATTCATCATCCAAAAAGCCGGTCATTTATTCGAGCGCTGTCCAAAGAGGACCGGAAGACCGGCGACGGTTTGAACCCACAATGCGCCATCATCGATGAATATCATGCCCATGAGACAACCGAGATTTATGACGTGTTGGATTCCGGCATGATTGCCAGGCCGCAGCCGCTGATGATGATCATCACGACGGCGGGAACGAACTTGGAAAACCCGTGTTACCGGAGCGAATATCAATACGTTTCCAAACTGCTTGATCCAAACAGCCCCGTGGAAAACGACCGCTATTTTGCGATGGTTAACGAACTAGACAGAGACGAGGATGGAAATTTGATTGACGACATTCACGACGAGCGGGCGTGGTTGAAGGCTAACCCAATCGCCGCATCGTACCCGGAGGGCTTGGAAAACCTGCGGGCGAAGTTCCGTGAAGCGTTGGAGAAGCCGGATAAGATGGACGATTTCCTCACCAAAAACATGAATATCTGGATTAACAAACGGGAGCAAGCGTTCATCCCGGCTGAGCGGTGGGCCGCATGTGGCACGAATGAATTGCCGGCAATTACCGGATTGGACGCATACGTTGGAGTAGACTTGTCTGCGACCACGGACTTGTCCAGTGTGTCAATCAGCGTCCCGTTGGGCGATGGCCGGTTTGTTGTGTTGTCTCATTCTTTCATTCCAGAGGAACGTCTGGAGGAGCGCAAAAAGACTGATAAGATGCCGTTCGACCGATGGGTGCGGCAAGGATGGATCACGCCGACGCCGGGTGCCGTGGTGGATTACAGCTATATTCGCGAGTTTATCAAGAGCATCCCTGAACGCTACGGCGTGGAAGTGAAGGAAATCTGCTACGACCGATACAACGCTCGGCATTTGATGCAGGACTTAGAAGCCGACGGTTTTGTGACGGTGGAGATTCCGCAGGGAATACGCTACCTGTCCGAGCCAACGAAGAATTTCCGGACGAAAGTCTTTGAAAAGAAAATTATCCACGACAAAAACGAAGTGCTGACCTGGGCTGTCGGGAATGCCGTCACACGGAAGGATGCCCAGGAAAACATCATGCTGGATAAGTCGAAGTCCTTTGACCGGATTGACCCGCTGGCTGCTCTCATCAACGCCCACGCCAGGGCGATGTTTGCGGGCACTGAAACAATTGACATCTCACGATATGCGACTGATGAATTTTTGGACAAACTCTGGGGCTAGAAAGGGGTGAGGCCGATGGCACCGAGATGGACAAGATGGTTTAGGCGAACAAAAAACAAGGCGGATAAAGAGTTCAGTCTCAATGACCGGGATTTTCTAGAATTCCTTGGAATTGACCCAGATGAAATTAACGTCCGGGGAGAAAAGGCTCTTAAAGAGGCAACAGTATACGCTTGTGTGAAAATTTTGAGTGAAGCCGTTGCAAAACTGCCGTTGAAAGTATACCAAGAGACAAGCAAAGGCATTGAAAAGAAACCGGATCATTACCTTTATCCTTTGCTGAAAAGCCGGCCAAACCCCTACATGACCGCCTTCGATATGTTCAAAGCAGTGGAGGCCCAGAGAAACCTTCACGGGAACGCCTACATCGTGCCAGAAGTGGTGCAATCCGGGCCAGACCGTGGAAAAATCCGCTGGCTGTGGCCGGTGGATTCCAACGCCGTTGAAATTTGGGTTGATGACCGTGGAATTTTCAGCAGGAACAAAAGCGTTTGGTATGTTGTGCGCATCGGCGGCGAAGAAGTAAGACTTAGACCCGATGAGATTATCCACCTGAAGGGCATGACGCTGGACGGCATCGTTGGCGTCAGCCCGTTGCAATATCTCCGGTGGTTGGTCGAATCCGGCGCGGCTGGAACGAAGCATGTCAGGGATTTCTTCCGCCAGGGCTTGCAGGTCAAGGGCATCGTCCACTATACAGGCGACCTGAACCCGGAAGCTGAGAAGCTGTTCAGGGATCGCTTTGAACAAATGGCCGCGGGGTTGAAAAACGCCCACCGGGTGGCATTGCTACCTATTGGCTACCAATTTCAGCCTTTGGAACTGAGCATGACCGATGCTCAGTTCCTTGAGACGGCCCAATTGACCATCCGCCAGATCGCCAATGCCTTCGGTGTAAAGATGCACCAGTTGAATGATTTAAGTCGGGCTACCCACACCAACATCGAGCAACAGCAAAAGCAGTTTTACGCCGATACGTTGCAGGCCATTCTGACCCAGTATGAACAGGAATTCACCTACAAACTATTCCTGCCGTCGGAGAGAGCCGATGGTTTTTATGTTCGATTTAACGTGGATTCTATTGTCCGTTCGGACATCGAAACACGGTACCGAGCTTATCAAATTGGTATCCAAGGTGGCTTCCTTAAACCAAACGAGGTGCGGGAGTGGGAGGAGCTGCCACCGGAGCCGGGTGGTGATCAACTTTACATCAACAAAGCATCGGCGCCGCTGACGAGCGTGGCGGCCGGCATTGTCGATAACTCGGAAGGAGGTGAGGACATTGAGGAGGAGCAAAGCAAAGAAGTTCTGGCAATTCCGCGCGGCGGCCGAACCGGGCGTTGGTGAGTTGTTGCTCTACGGTGAAATTAGCGACACCACCTGGTGGGGAGATGAAGTAACCCCGAAACTGTTTTGGGAAGAACTGCAAAAACTTGGTGCCACTAAGGAATTGAAGGTTTATATCAATTCCCCCGGCGGTGACGTGTTTGCCGGGCAGGCGATTTATAGTATGCTAAGCCGTTACCAAGCGCAGGTTACTGTTTATGTTGATGGTTTGGCAGCTTCGGCAGCGTCACTGATTGCAATGGCCGGGGACAGAGTTATTATGCCGAGAAATGCAATGATGATGATCCATAACCCATGGACGTATGCCTGGGGCGACGCAAACGCATTTTTGCAGATTGCGGCTGAATTGGAAAAAATCCGTGAAGCCATGATCCCGGTGTACCAGGCCAAAACAGGACTGACTAAAGATGAAATTTCCAAGTTGTTGGACGCTGAAACATGGATGACGGCCAGTGAAGCGGTGGAGCTTGGGTTTGCTGACGAAATTGAAGAAGCCAAGCAAGTGGCGGCATCCATCATTGCACCGGGTCGGATGGTCGTCAATGGCCTGGAGTTTGACTTGACGCGGTACCAGCGTCCGCCTCAACCGTTTATGTTTGATGATTTGAAACGTAAAGTCTACAACGGCGTCGTCCCGGAAGACGTTTCCCGCGAGCTGGCACCGGAAGATACACCGTGGGAAGCGCCGGACCTTGAAGATTTTACCGACAAAAGCTGGGATGAACTCACCGACGAGGAAAAACGGGAGATCGCCGGGCACTTTGCCTGGACGCCGGAGATGCCGCCGCCGACGTACAGCGATCTGAAACTCCCGCACCATCGTCCGAGCGACGGCGCTGTGGTCTGGGCTGGCGTCGTTGCGGCAGCACAGCGGTTGGACCAAACCGACATCCCGGAGGCCGACAAGGAGCGTGTCCGGCAACACCTGGCGAGCCATTATCACCAATTTGGTCGCCGGGCACCGTGGGAGCGGGACGATGAGGCTGATAACAAACTGAAAATGCTCAAGTTGGAGTTGGAGTTGCTCACAGGCAACTCTTTTTAATTGCTTAAAAATCTAGGGAGAGGTGATTGGAAGTGACGCATCAAATGCGTGAACTGCAAGCTAAACTGGCACAAGCTGAACAGAACGCCCGTCTGGCCATTGGTGAGGGACGGGTACAGGATGCTGAAAAGGCGATGGAAGAAGTCCGCGCCTTGCGGAAGCAGATTGACTTTTTGAAAGAGTTGGAGGCGCAGGAGAAACAAGAAATTGAAGCCTCACTGCCTAATGGCGAGCGGAAAGACAAGGCCGAATTGGAACAGCAATACACCAAAGCGTTCATCAAAGCGCTTCGTCGTCGCAACCTGACTACTGACGAAATCGACGTGGTAAACAGCTATCGCCGCCACGTCCTGAACGTCATGCACGAAGGCGGCGTCTCCACTGACCCGGACGGTGACAGCTCGCTGATCGTGCCGCAAGACATCCAGACGCGAATCAACACGATCATGCGCGAATTGAACGACTTGTCACAGTACATCCGGGTTGAAACGGTTAACACGTTGAGCGGCAGCCGGGTGTTGGAAAAAGACGAGACGATGACGCCGCTGCAAGTGATTGACGAATACGCTGAAATCCCCGAACTGGACAATCCGAAGTTTGTGCCGGTTACTTACCAATTGAAAAAACGTGCTGGCTACCTGCCGCTGACGAACGAACTTTTGCGAGACAGTGACCAAAACATTTTGAACTACGTAACCAACTGGATCGGGCGCAAGGTTGTAGTTACGCGAAATAGTTTGATTGCTGCTCAATTAAATGCTTTGCCGGACAATGTTGTTGCCGACTTGGACGGAATCAAGCGGATTTTGAACGTTGAACTTGATCCGGCAATTAGCCAAAACGCCGTAATCATCACTAACCAAGACGGTTTCAACTGGTTGGATACTCAAAAGGATAATCAAGGTCGTTACTTGGTTACGATCGACGTGACGCAACCCGGTCGACGTTTGTTGCTTGGCCGCCCCATCGTAGTGGTGTCCAACCGTTACTTGCCGTCTCAAGAAGATGTTGGTGCGGGCAAAACGTATGCACCGATTTTTGTCGGCTATGGTGAACAATACGCCGTATGGTTTACTCGCGGTACTTACGAACTGGCTAGCACGCGGGAAGGTGGCCAAGCGTGGCGGCGTGATAGCACAGAGTTGCGGGTGATTACCCGTGACGACTTGAAAGTATGGGATGAAGCTGCAATGGTCAAAGGGCTGCTTGATGTGACACCGGTGGTGTAAGGTCATGCTGAAAATGGTGGTAAAGAGGGGCTTTTATGATCGTGTTGCCGATCAGTATCGTCCCACCGGAGAGTTGTTTGTTGTTGATGAAAAACGGGCGTCGGAACTGGTGGTTGCTGGCGTTGCGGCGGTCTTGGAAACCGCCGCCGAACCGGCACTGCCAGCCGAGCCGTCCAAGGCTGAAAAATCTAAACGCAAAAAGAAGGGGTGATGTCGATGCCCCTTCCGCTGAACGAAGTAAAACAATGGCTCCGGGTCGATCACGACGATGAGGACACCATCCTGCAATCCATGATTGCGGCAGCGGAGGAATATCTCCGCTCAGCTTTGCCATCGTGGATCGACCCGACCAAAAACCCGCCGGCGAAAATCCTCGCGCTGTCAATTATCGCCGACATGTACGAAAACCGGGACACCATTGCTGACGTGCGGTATGCGGCACAATTGGCGGGGTACCGGCAGACGGTCCAAAGTCTGATCGCCCAGCTCAAATATGCCTATCCGCACGTCGAAACGACCCGGTTGCCGGAGGCAAAAGCTGGTGTTGAGTATTCAGCCACCGTTCGGGCTACCGGCGGGATGCCGCCCTACACGTGGCAAATCCTTGGCGGCGAATTGCCGCCGGGGCTGTCACTTGATTCGCAAACCGGAGGCATCACCGGGATTCCAACAGTAGCCGGGCGGTATACCGTGACGATGGAAGCCAAGGACATGGATAACCGCACGGCCAGCCGCCCGGTGGCCATTACGGTGGTGGACAGCTCATGAATATTGGAAAATTGCGCCAGCGCATCACCATCCAGCGAAAAAGCCGGGATGAAGACGATTCCGGGTACCCGATTCCTAAACCCGACACGGAGGAATGGGAAGACGTAGCCACTGTATGGGCTGCCCGGGAGCCGTTGCGCGGACGGGAATTTTTCGCCGCCGCTGCTGTCCAATACGAAAAGACCGTTCGGTTCCGCATCCGCTACCGAAAAGGCATCAAGCCGGGGATGCGCGTATTGTGTGATGGCGTGGCTTATGAGATCTATGCCGTATTGGACGACGTACACGGCGACCGGACGGAAACCCATTTGATGACGACGGAGGTGGGGAACAGTGGCAACGGGAATTAAGCTGGAAGGAATTGACGAAATCCTCACTACCATTCGCGTCAAGTTGGGTAAGGCGGCGGATCGGGTGGAAAACCGGGGCTTGCGCATGGCTGGTGAAGTAATTGCGGAGGAAATGCGGTCAAGGGTAAATGTCAGTAATAAATCTGGTCCCGACTACACTCACGTACGTGACGACATCAAAGTGAGTGGCGTCCGGCGGCAGGAAGGCGACAAGTATGTTTTAGTTGGTCCCAGCAAAGAAACTGGCTGGCGGGCGCGATTTTTGGAGTTTGGGACAGTAAAGATGCCGGCCCGACCATTTGTAGAACCAGCCTTTCATGCTAAAAAGTCTGAGGCTATGAAGGTGATGGCCGAGGAATTCCGGAAGGGGCTCAGAGAATGATTGATCTAAAGCCCGAAATTCTTCAAGCACTGCGTGGGAATTCGGCACTTGTGACATTGTTGGGCGGTGCAAAAGTGTGGCCAGAAACAGTACCTGAGGGCACACCGGAGCCGTATGTGACGTTTTTTGAACTGGTCAACGTCGATGACCAATACGCCGACGACAAAGCTTATGCATCGGAGATACATTTTCAGGTGGACGTTTGGTCAAAAGGCAATACAACGGCAATTGCACAAGAGGTCAATAAAACGATGGAGACTTTGGGTTTTTACCGCACCGGGGCTGTTGATTTATACGAGGACGACACAAAAACCTATCATAAGGCCTTGCGCTACAAAATCAATCTTGAAAAGGAGTGATCAACCATGGCTGGTGTGCGCATTGGTTTGGACAAACTGCACTTTGCGGTGATGACGGACGAAACGACTGAAACATACGCCACCCCGAAACCAATCCCGGGGGCAATTGAGGCGACCATTACACCGACCACCAACACGGCGACGCTGTTTGCCGATGACCAAGCAGACGAGGTAGCGACCAGCTTGGGCGGCATCGAAGTATCGCTGAACGTCAAAGACTTGCCGGCGGAGATTCGGGCGGAACTGCTGGGGGCAAAAGTAAATGCCGATGGTGTGCTGATCGAATCGAAAGACGATGTGCCGCCGTATGTTGCGCTTGGTTTCCGCTCGCTCAAGTCGAACGGAAAATATCGTTATTTCTGGCTGTACAAAGGGAAGTTCCAGTTGTCTGAGGAGACTTTCGCCACCCGCACCGACACGCCGGAGTTTCAAACGCCGACTGTTACGGCGCAGTTTGTACCGAGAGCGAAGGATGGCAAATGGCGTGCATGGGTGGATGAAGATGGAACAAACGTTGCTCCGACAGTGATTACCAACTGGTTTAACGCTGTATATGAAGAATCCGGGGGCGGAAGTTTATGAAGCTGACGTTGCTGATTGATGGTAAAGAAAAGACGTTCACGCAGGAATTCATCAGCGGTCGGATGTTCCGGCGGACACTCGAAATTAGCAAAAAATTCCAAGACGGTCAAATCGATGTTGAAACGCTGGACATTGCCGTTGACTACGTGGTGGACCTGTTTGGCGGCCAGTTCAGCCGGGATGAGTTTTACGACGGCATTGAAGCTGGTCGTCTCATTCCAACAATTGTGGATTGTGTGAATGAAGTTGTTAACAAGGCTACGGCGGCTATTGGGGTCGACGGTGCCCCAAAGANCAANCAGGGGGCGTAGACCCCCTGGAGTTTATTGATAATCTATACCTTGACTTGTTTAAGCAAGGGATGTCCATCCGCGAGATTGACGAGATGGACATTATTTATTTCTTCCGNTTGTTGCGGAGACAACGAGAGAAGAAAAACCCGACGGTNTATGTGGATCAAATTCCTTTTCTGTAAAGCGAGGTGAGGGACGTGGCGGACAACATTGAAGTTGGCAATCTGAACGTAAAAGTCAGCCTGGACGANTCTGGCATCAACAAAAGCATGGCCGAGCTGAACCGCGCTATGCGTGTGGTACAGTCC